CTATTGGACCAATCCATTGATGATGGTGAAGGTCGTATTTGCGCACCCTGTTGGCGCGCCTCCGGTGACTGAAGTGCAGGATGTCACCACCATACTCCCGGTAAGTCCTGTGCCCGCAGGCGCGGTATTCGTGCACGTTGCGGCTCCCGTGGTCGGTGAGCACGAGATGCCAGATCCTCCCGTGATCGAAGTCACACCGGTATTCCTCCCCGGCGCTCCTTGGAGTATCCAATTTGAAGGCACGCCGAGGATCACACCCACAGCCTCGAAAGTTGCCGATTTTCCAGGGGTCCATGCCTGGCCCAGCATATTGCCGTCGAACTGCTCTAATATCGGCACTGGACCCGTGCCGTTGATATTTAACGTGTTTACCCCCGTCTGAAGGGAGTGACTCAGCAGGACAGGCACTTTCATCCCTGTCACGATGGGCATTGGCAAGCCGGTGGCGGCGTCATATAAATCAGCCACCAAGGCGTTATTAGCGCTTCCCGCGATCTCCTGTACAAGATTTGTGTCCTGGCTTTGAGTTACCGAAGGGCTCGATATGGTCGATTCGACGCCCGCGAAACTAATCCCGGCTGTCTGCGACAAAGGCCAGGGGTTGTAGCATGGGATCACCGTTTCAGCGATTGTCATGTTACTGCACTCAATGTGAGTGCCATCGCCGTTATCGATGATCGCTTCATTAAGCGCGTTGCCGAATCGACTCCAGGCGATTGTGGCGGCCTTCGGTCCGAGCCCACTCATAGGATCCCGCGCAAACACCACAGGGGTAGCGGTTGAGCCCGTATCGAGCGTCGCACCTTCAATGCGGAGCTGGTAGCTGCCATACAGGCCGAGAATGACCGGACTCGCCACGCCGATCGCCGAAGTCAAGTACCCGCCGTGGATCAAGGTATTTGCCGATTTATCCCGCACCGCCGCTGTATAACAGGCCTCGTCGTCCACGCCGTTGAGCATCACGTTGGACGAATTCAGAATGTCCGTGCAAATATTGTTCGTCTCGCTCGTTCCGCCCGCCACTTCGATCGCCGTGCTTGCGTTGATCCATATGCCTGTGCCGCCCGTGCCATATCCGAAAGTGACGGCAGTTGAGCTAAGCGCTGCAGTCGTCGGCAGCGAAAGGACGATAGATGCCGTACCGCCTCCGGATGCAATTGTGGTGGCAGGGGCGATCCCAACCCCTTGTACATATTGACCGTTCACGGTTCCGACGCCGCTGGCGACGGCAAGTGATGTGCTTCCGCTCGTTGCGGTGCCTGTGGTGACAGCCAAGGCCCGCTGCGAGATCGCGACGTACTCGATGCGTGGAGCATTCGCCCGAATGCCATTGGAACTGAGAATTTCGAGGCCGGTGGAAGGTTCAAGACCCATTCCCCACGCCGCTGCGTCATGTGTGACGTGCAGCGACTCCAGCGTCCCTATGACGCAGGTGTCGACCAGCACCGCCGTCGCCCCGCCAGCCGCGCGCACGTCACGCACAACGAAGTGCTCGGCCTGGTACAGGTGGATCGCGTTAGTGACCAGCGCATTATTCCCGTAGATTGTGCAGCCGTCGAGTACCTGCCAGCTTCCCAATCCCAGCCCCGCGTTGCCCATGTAGACAAAATCTGTAAGAGCGCCGCTCCCCGCGTATTGGACTACGACGCCCCGGTCGCAATATAAGCCGGAGTAGGGGCGCGTGATTGCGATCTGACTGAGGGCCATGTACGGCGCGCCGTTACTTGTTTCCGGCAACCGGCATGAGTTCCACACGGCATAACAGGCATTGATCGCGGGAACCACGTCCTCAGTGCCCGCGTTCACGGCATCCGCATTGGCCGCGAAGTCGAGCACGCTCTTGGAATCGCGCGCCTTGTCCTCCAGGCTGCGCCCCACCGCGTTTACCCCTGCCGCTATAAAAGAAGGCGGTGTGGCTTTGCCCGTTGCCGACACTGACCAGGTATCGGCCGCCGTGTGGCCCGTCGTCGCGGCCCACTGCACCGTCAGCCCGTCATTTCCTGTCGCCACGCCGCCGGATGTCCAGGTGCCGGGGTCCGACGCGACAGGAACCGAAAAATGAGAGGAATCGATTACGGTGACAGGTAAAAGCGTCACATTGTAGCCGCTCGGGCTGGCACCGCCGACGGTTACCAGCGTGCCGGTTGCCATCGCGTGCCCGACATCGGTAAACGTAACGCGCCCTGCGCTCCAGCTCGCACCGGTGATGAAACCAGCGCCATAATACAGCGGCTGAGGCGCGGACGTCATGGCGAAGGGGCCGATCGGAGCCACGCCGTCGCGGTCGTAATTGACGGTGTCAGTTCCTCCCGTCGCGGCGACGGTGATCGTATAGCGATGATTTCGCGGCAGGCCCACATAAGAGCCCGTAACGGCAATATCATTCAGCCCTGTGCCGACGAATGCCGGAGCGCCAATCTCCGTTCGAACGATCTGCCCGTGGACGATGAAGCAACTGCAAAGAAGGAGGAACGATAGTTTTCTCATGGAATTGGTTGATCTCCTGTACTGGAAAGCAAAATGTGATTACCCGCGCCGTCGTAGTAGATCATCGCTGTGACCTGCGTGTTTGGCGGAGATTGTTCGGTGCTCAGGGCGAAAGTGAGCCCGTCGCCCGGAATCATGGCGTGGCCGCCGACACCGTCCTGAGAAACGGTCATCACCCACAGGAACGCCCCCAGCCCGGATGTGTTGATGGCTGAAATGCGGGTGTGCTCGGTCAGGGTGACCTTCATAGTGCGCGCAACCGTGAAATCGAGGCCGGCTGCGGCATCCACGACGGCGGCCGTAAAGTGAGGCAGGAAGGACGAACCCGCCGACACCCCCGTGGGAATCAGGCCGCCCACGCTCTGCGAGTAATTAATCGGGTCCTGATTCGATACCGCCGAGCCCGCATAAACGACGACGTTAAACAGCGCGATATTGGCGTTTTGGAGCTGCTCGGTCGCGCCCCACGACGCGGCGTCGGCCGTCGCGAAAAAGTTGAGTGGAAAGGTGTAGGTGAAAGCGGCGCTGACAAGCTTATAGATGCCGTCGCCAATTGCGTGATTCTCGGCCGCCGTCAGTCCCAACGCCCGCTCGACCGCGACGTCGGCAGACGTTGCATCGGCGGTAACAAACATCATTTCCCCACCGGCCAGAATCCAATCGCCGTTCCTAATGATGCCGGTCATATCGGCGTCGAGATGGATCGTCTCCGCCGCGCCGGACACAGCCGTGTTTGCCAGCGCGGCCGTCAAATGGGCGGTTGGCGAGGCAGTGGCGTCCTGATAGAGAACCACAATCACAGCGGAGGTGATCTGTGACGTTCCCGTGATTGAGGCAAAGGTAACAGGCTTCCACGTCACAGTGCCCCCGCCTGCGCTCTTGATCCCGGAGATCGGCGTCGGAGGTGTGGGACCGGAGAACACAGCCGGTACCGTCACAGTCACCTGAGGAGCCGTATCGTCATACAGGCCCGTGTCATAGAGCTGTCCGACGATGTCCACTTCGTCGTCGGCCGTGAATCCAAGCTCGATCGCGCGGAAAGGAACGGCCTGCAACCCATGCTCGACGGCATCCACCGCGATCACGTCAGCGATTTCAATCGCCGAAGCCGAAATATCGCCCCTCAGTGAGACGAAAATGCCCTGCCCGCGATACATGGCCAATTGCCACTGTCCGACGCGCCACGCCTGAAAGTAGCTGTCGATCGCCGAGCCGTCGAAATCCTGATCGTTGACCTTGCGAACCTTCGCCTGGTTATCGAAATCGTTGACGTAGAGCGTGCGCTGCGTGACCGCGGGGCTGTCGGGGTATTTGACGTTCACCCGGTTAATGGAAGACTGGCGATCGCTGAGCGGGTACTGGACGGGCGTCGTGCCGACAATGTTCGAGTCGTTGAAATACATCGACACCTTAAGCAGCTCGTCGCCGATGGCGTGATTTTTCGTGGCCGCGGCCGCAAGTGTGAGGCGGTCGGAGAGAACGACCGCGACCCTAAGCACTTCCGCGTTGATAGTGAACGTCGAAGCGATAAACAGGTCTCCAACACCGAACTGGCTCGGATCGGCGCACAGAATCTGCATCGCCCCCGGAACGCTGGCCGTCGACACGGCGGTGTGAGGGTTTGCCCGCTCACTGCAGATTTGAATTTTCCCCTGCTTGTTGATCTTCAGATAGCCGCGGAACGCAGGCAGGATCGTCTGATACAGAAGGTCAATTGACGACGCCTGCTGGGCGATCGCGAGGTTCACGGTGAACCGCTTTACATTGACGATGTCGGGAGCGCGGGAAGTGTCGTCATCGACGCCGACAACAAAGGTTGCGTACGGGCCGTCCGCGGTCGGATCCTGAAACTGCACGCAGGTGCTGCGATAAGCGCGGTAATTATCCCCAATCGTCATCCCTGTCGGAAGAGAGGTGGGCGCGTAGATTTTCTGACAGTTGGTCGGGTCTTCAATGAACTCGTCCGTATAGGCCGATTCCACGTAATTCTGCACGTCGTCGAAGAAATCCCACGGAATGCCCATCCCGCCTTCGGCCAGTGGAAGCGTCATCAACGCACGCGCGTTCCAGATCGCGTTATCGGTCCAGGTCTTTACAACCCACGCCCCGGTTCCATCGAATTGATCGACCAGGAGGCCGCCGATCATCGCGGTGACGCTCGGAGCCGGATCGTCAGCGCCGACCGTGGATGGAATTGCCACCCCGAGATATGCGAGAAGGCTATACGGATATGAGGGCAGAATTGTGTCGGGTAACTGCGACCCCGTGCCTCCCAGATCCCCGAGATGCCCCTCGACGCCGGTGATGGTTACGTTGTTGGCAGTGAAGAACTCAAACCAGCCTATTGGCCCGACACAGAATGCGACCAGGGCCGCGAGATACGGGCCGAATGTCATTGAGTCTTCATCCGCGTGCTCCAGCGGTATCCCCTGCAGGAGCGCGCGCCCCAGCACGATAGGAATGGGCACGTCATACGGGGTATCGTCAAGCGAGCTGTAGGAGACCGTAATAGTGCTGGTCTTTTTTCGCGAGAAAAACAGCAGAAAACGGGATTGAGTGACCTCTTTATATTGATAAGTCCCCGTGACAGGCATGAAGCGGAAACCACCGAACTTGTCGGTATTGGCGAGAGAGGCGCAGTTCGACCAGGAATGATCGCAATCGGTGGCTGTGCCGGAATATGTGCATTCGGGACCCCTGAACGGCCAGGGGCAGGTAGCGCCGAAAAGCCGGGCCGGGATATCGGAATCGATGCTGCCCAGATATTCGAGCGCGACAATTTCGCACACGTTCTCATCCACATTGCCCGGCCGCTGGATCTGACCGATAAAAAGGGGCAGCGAGTCGTCTGTAACGGTCCGGTCGATCTTACGGATCGTCAGGATGCCGCCCTCGACATCGTTCACCGCGATGAGCTGCGCGAGAGTGAGATCGACGTTTGAAAAGGTGACCGTCACCTGATCGAACTGTTCGCTCATATAGCGCTTGACGTCGGAGCGCGTCATCACGTAGGGAAGGTAGTGTTTGCCGTTCCAAGTGATGTCCTGATCCGAGTAGTAATAAGTGCCGCTGTCGAGCTGCAGCTCGTAAAGATCGACCGGTTGATTCGTCTGCGCGGCGAAAGCGGCCGCCAGATCGGGCAGCAGATCGATCACGCAGTTACTTCCTGCAGCTCGACTGTTCCGTCGTAGAAGTTATAGCCGCTGTTCTTGAACGATGGAACGGCGTTATAGCGGACAAGAATTACTTCGGCGCGGTCGGGGTGCGTCCAGTGAAACGAATCGCGCGTCGCGTTCTGGCCTGCAAAATGGTTAACAATATTCAACCGCTCCGCGTTCGTGATCGGCAGATCGGAACCGAAACTCAGCTTGAATATGCGTTTCTTGCCCGATCCCTTCAGCCGCCGTTGCTCACTGCCGTCGCGATGCGTCGAGACAAGTACTTCAGGCGCGATCTCGGTCTCTTCGATCGGATAGGAAGGGAGCGGAGCGCCGGGGAAATCAGCCATTCGCCACCTGCTTGATCACGGTTCGCAGCGTGCCGTTCCCCGATACGTCTTTACTCACCGCATTAACCACAAATGCGCTGGTGGGCCTGACTTCGAGCTGGACTATATGCTGCGTCGGCTGAGCCTGGCCGGAGTTTTGCGCACCTCCGGAAGCTCCCACGTTGATAGTCGCCGGGTTGACGTTCGTAGAAGACGAGCCGGAAGACGCCGGCGAGGCGGCCGCGCTCGGCGCCGCGCTCGATGAACTCGACGCCCCCGAAAGAGCGCCACCGAGGGCCGCGAGAGCGGCTCCCGCAGCTATCGCTTCGATGCCGGTGGCGAAATTCGCGCCCATCAGCCGGCCGGTAAGCGTCAGCGCCGCCGCGCACTCCGCCACGCCAGTCTGAATTAACATGACCCCCATGTGTGTGAACATCTGCCCGATCATCGAAACAAACGACGCCAGCAGTTTCTTGCCTGCGTTATCCTGCCCACTCGTCAAATCCGAGAAGAAGGTACTGAATGACTGCCCCGCCTGGGACGAGAACTGCTTGACCTGATTTTTCATCTGGGTCATGGCGTCCTGGAAGGGGTGAAAGTTCATCTTGTTGAGCTTGTCCAGCTCAACCTGCAGTTTGTCGATCTGATTGAGTTGGTCCGTACTGATAATCGGCTGCGCCTTAAGTTCGGCGAGCTTCTTTTTTATGGTGTCGATTACAGCCGGAAGCTGACCCAGCACCGCCGCGGCGGTCTGCCCCGAAATGGTTCCTTTTGCGGCCATCTGGACAGCCTGCTGAATCTCCCTGGCCGTCGCGATCGCGTCCGAGATGGCCTTTTTCTCCTGCTCCTTGCGGAGTTGCTCGCGCTTTTGCGCCGCTTCCGCCTCCTGCCGAAGCTCCTCATTGTTGAGTTGCTGGATTGCGGTCAGATACTCATTATTCGCCTCGATTTGCAGTCGGATTGTCTCGGCACTATCGCCGCTGGAAAGCTCCTGTATCTTCTCCAGATGCTGCCGGAGTTGCTCTTCCGCCTTGCTGTATCCGGACGACGAGGCGTCGAGGAGTTGATTTTCAAAGTCGCGAACTTTCCCCAGGCGCTGCTGCTCGGCAGCATCGGCCTGAGCCTGCTCCTGATCGCGCGCCGCCTGGCGGCGCTGCCGGAACGCCGCCCAGATCCGCTCGATATCCGCTATGCGCTGCTCGTTCGAGACTTGAGTCTGGCGCGCAATCTCAGCACCCTTTTGTGCCGCTTCCTCCATCTCCTTTTGTTCCGGAGTAGCAACCGACTGGCTGTTCTGAAACATGATGCCGCGCAGCGTTTCGAGCTGCTGCGCCAGCGCCTTCGCCGATTCCTCGGCATCTCTGGAAGTATCTGCATTGGCTTTCAGCGCGCCATTTGCAGTGATTGTCTTGCCCCGTAAGGCTTCCATCTCATTCGCGAGTTTCGTTGTTTGTGCCGCGAGATCGGAAGCCATCTTTGCGCCCTTACCGACGCCATCGAAGGAAGCCTTAAACGCTTTATCCGCGGACTCCGCCACATGTTGCGCTTTATCAGCGAAGGTATCGAGCCATCGCGTGACTCCGGCAAATTCACCCGAGACAGATTCAAGGATCTGGCTTAGCGTCGCCAGCACCTTCGCAATAATCGCTGTACCACCTGCAAAGACGTTCACTCCCGCGAGAAAGTCAGCTTTCATTGCAGCCCAAACGTTTTCCCAGATCGGCGCGAAGAAGGCGATATTACTCGCCAGCGCGGCGATGGAGCGAAGCAGGGAAATCAGCGCCGCATTCGTTGCCAACGCAACCTGTGTGACCTTATCGTCGGAAACCGATAGTCCCAGCAGTTGCTCCTGCAGATCCGCGAGAAGCGCCTGCAGGACGGAAGATTGTAATACCGCAGCGCCGAATTGATCGGTAAGGTCTTTCTGAGCGTTCTTCGCGGCCGTGAGCACTTCGTCCAGCGTCAGATAGCTCGGCCCCAGCCGTTCCACGGCCTCGCTGGTCTTGCCCAGCAGTTCGTTGTAGAACGCCGTGAGTTTCGAACTGTCGGCGATCTTGGCCGCACTCACATCCATCTCGGACGCCATGGCGCTCACGGCGTCCGTTACCGCCAGATGGACGCCGATCGCCGGGCCGAGCGCGCGCGACTGTCCGCGGATAAGAGCTTCAGTGAGCGCGTCCTGCGCGGCTACGGCGTCCTTGCCCTGCGACTTGGCGAGACGGCCGACATTCTCCACCAGCTTGAGATATTGCTCGCCCTCCAGTGGCAACGCAGCAGACATAACGCGCGAAGCGTTACTCATCAGCTTTGTCGCCCCTACTTGTCCCTCCGTGGCATTTCGAAGCGCAACGAGCGAGACGGCCTGATTACCAGCGGCGGCCGTCAGTGCGTCGAAGGACTGCTTAACCTGGAAATATTCGGAGGCTTCCCTTACAGTCTCCGCCACAAAATCCGCGCCTGCCTTTGCTGCGCGAATGAAGACCTCAGTCGCCGCGATTCCAAATGCGGCCGCGCCCAGGCTCATTTTTTTGAACGAACTATCGCTCTCATCGGCCGCTTTGGATAACTGCGACCGCCACGACTCCAGCGAACCCACGGTCGATTCAAATGCCGCATCGATCCCGGCGGCGGCCGCCGCGCCGCCGTCCTTCATCGAGGAGAAGGCATTCTGCATCAGTTTGCGCGTGTTCTCGACTCCGGCTTCAATGCCGTCCTCATACTTTGACCGGAGAACCGCCTCAACTGTGTTATTCGCTGCCATATAATCAGCTCGGGATGCTTGCCTTGGCCATCGTCGTCTTCTTCGCCGCCGTATTAGCCTGGCGGGTCGTCGCGAAGACGGCGTTGCGGGCCGCTGTCCTCGCGATCGATCTGGCGATTGCGCCTCTCAGACTGATGCTTTGGGCATTGCGGCTTCGATGTCCCTCACTTCGTAAAACCGCGTGATTACCGCGATTGCCTGCCAGTCCTCGAATCCCAACCCTTCTCCGCTCAGGTCGTAACCCGCTTTGTGCCAGCCATAGAGACGCGTCAGGTTGTCCGTCCAGGTCCTGAACTCCCACGGGAAGTGGGCTTCCAGCTTGCGGAATTTGCAGATCCGGCAGTAACCTTCGTCGTCCCGATTGATGGCTGGACATTCGTCGCACGTCTTTTCCTGTTCGGCGTAATCGGCCTGGAGATAGTCGAGAACCAGCGCCGCTAGTTTTTTGTTGCGCCTTCGTCTTCGCCCACGTTGGCGGAATCCTCAAATTGCTGGGCGGCGCTGGATTTCCAGCTCAACGGGATCAGATCCTTCCACGACTGGACCGGCTCGCCCTGAATTCCCGACCAGTAAGTCTTGTCCTGATCTTCGAGCACCGTCCGCGCGTTCAGCGGCTTTTCCACGCCGTCCGCGCCCACGTAGGTCGCGTTCTCGATGTCGATAGCGATCTTGTCGATGAATTCCTGCCGCGCTTCATAGACATGGGATTTCACCTTGTTGCGTTTCGTCTCGAAGCGCGCGTTGAGAAATTTGCTGAGTTCGGCGGCCGAGGGAACCCGGCACACGAAAACAACTGTTTCGCCGCTCACATCGACGGCGATTCTGCGATTGGGGGATGCTGCTAATGGCATTGAACTGTTCTCCTCTTTTTCTAAAAATTTAAAACGCCCAGCCCGCCGGATGGGGGCCAAGAATGAACTCGAAAGCGTTGCTGATTGCGGTGTCGTTTATTCCTGCGCCGAGCCCGCCCTCGTGCGTGGCATCGGCTCCGGTTGCAATAACATAAGTCGGCGTCATGGGGCTGCTCAGCGCGGCATATGCTGCCATCGTGCAGACTTCCTGTCCGCCCGCCCCCGAGTTCCACGTAGGTTGCACTATCGTGTCCGAAGCACCCCAAAGGAAGTACCAATTGGGACTGAGGAACGCGGCGTTGGCGTTCGTAATGTTCTGGCAGGGACTGCCGTGGAGCGCGGCATCATTCGCGCGTATAGTGGCAAGGACATTGCTGTCCAACTGCTGCTGTATGGCCTGCGTAAAGGGCGCGGCTCCATTGCCGTCGTAGCCGCTATTACCGGAAGGCAACGCCCAGGACATCGCCGGCCAGAGAGACGCACCTACGAAGCCGCCGGAAGGATAGGCAGCCGGGGCCGTGCAGGTTCCCGATGTTCCGTAGAATGAATTACTCGTATTGCCAACAACCCAAGCTGTGTTTCCGCCCCACGACGGTCCCATCGCGGCGAGTATTGACGGAGCGACTTGCGGCCCTCCGGAAATAAGGCTCGGAAGGTTTGCGAGAACCCACCAGGCTGCGCACTTGGCGTCCTGTGCGCCGGCCGGAAATGTGTTCGTGCCTATTGCCGTGGCGAGACGATAATCGACCATGACGATGCCGACCCCGACGCCTCCGAGCCGATTCCGCCGCCGCGCATATTTTTGGACCGATTCGACGGCAACCAGCGGGGTGTCTCCGGCCCCGAAGCAGCCCTCCCGATACCCCCCGAATCCGCCGCCCCCGTGGTAGCAGATCACCCACTGGATTCCAGCCAGATCAACGTTGGTGGGCCAGAACACGTCCAGGCAGTCGACACTCCCAAAGGTTGCACCTGTTGTGCAGGGAAAATCGGAGTCGTAGATTTGAGCGAATAGGCAACTCACCGAGGATGTGGTGCCGTCCGCATACATGATGGTTGTGTTGGGGATACTGTACGGCGTTGAAGAGCTTGCCGCCGCTCCGCAGTCAACCCATGGTGCGATTCCGGTGTGGGGATCGACGGCCGGGCAGCCGCTCTGGTCGTTACGGTTGCAGCCTGAGCCGAACGCGGAAGGCACGGAGGCAAGAGCGAAAAACAAGATCAGCAGTGGGCTTTTCATGGTTAATTGGGGAAATACCCGGAAGCGCCGATCAACGACGCCGAGTTACCCGCCTGCGTCGTCTGGTTATAGAGAACATTCGGGTAGAGGCTTCCTGTAGTGGCAATCCCGGTAACGATGCCGGATAGCTGGTTGCCCCGGACCTGACCATTTGAAGCGTTCCAGAATCCGTTGCTTCCCGCTCCGCAGGAAAGCGTACCCGGCGTGCTCACGATGCAATCCACCACGATTTCCCAGTTGCATACGCCGCTTGCGAAGCACAGCGTGGCCGTGAGGTAGTCGGTCAAAGCGACACAGCCGGTGCCTGCTCCGGTGCATAGCGCCGAATTAAACGACGCACTGGAATTGGTGCTGCTTACGGTCTGATCTACTTTGAATCGCAGTAGAAACTCGCGGCCTGTCGTAAGGGCGCTTGCAGGGAAATTGACGCCGCTGTTCATGGCAAACGGCTGGTTAGCGCCGCTACTGCTCAGCTTGTCCGTGGTGTCCGAAGCGTTCGCGAATGCCGCGAACATCGCGTTTTTGGCAAAGCAGTTGGTTACCTGCGCGCAGGTATAGTCCCCGGTACCTGCGACGACAGCGCCAGTCCGCGGCGATCCCGATGGTCCGAAGCTGCTGACGCCGCTCGCGCCACCTGCAGCCGCATTAAAGCCGGGCCAAATAAGCACCGTGAAAGTCGCGTTTGCCGCAGCTCCGGTGTCGGCAGTGCCGATTACCCATCCGCTGGAGGGAGCCGTTGCGCCCGCGTCTCCGCATCGACCACCGGTGGTCGGCGAATTGACAACGAAATGACCTTGCGTGACGCCAGCGGAATCTGCCTGGCAGGTCGCCGTGCCCGCCACGGCGACGGTCGGGCTGCCGGCCGTTCCGGCCCCACTCACGACAATTCCAACCGGAATGGCGGTGTCGCTTGTTGTGGCGTTTACAAAGCTGCCGGATACCAGTTTCACGGTGCCGTTTAGCGTGGTGCCCGTGCCGGCATCGTTAGGTATGCTCGTTACTACATTGCCTGTTCCGGCCGCCCCCGCGGCTCCCGTTGGACCTGTGGATCCCGTTGGTCCGGTAGGCCCGGTCGCTCCTGTCGGTCCTACAGGCCCCAGCGCACGATGCCCGGCGTAATTCGATCCATCCGTCCAGATTGTCCAACCGTCCGCGTTCGAACCACTGAGGGCAACCATCGCGGTGGGCGCGCTCGCTGAGTTATTGAGAGTCAGCCCGTTCAGCGCGATCGAAAGAGTGGTCGAAGTGCTCCAATTAACCAGGCCGAACGGGCATGAGTCTATTGGCGGATTCGCAAGCGTGACAGTCAGCGAAGAACCGTTGAATGGCACCATCTTTCCGCACCAACCCGACTGGACCGTTTGCGATGTCGTATAGACCGGCAGAAAGTCGCCCAGTCCGGCCGCTGGTCCGGTTGGACCGGCCGGCCCCTGAGGACCGGTTGGACCCGCTCCGCCGCTTGGGAACGGCGCCTGTGCAAACAGGGATACCGAAAAGAGAAGAATCCCGATGCCCTTCATTCAGTAAGTCCCCGTCATGTAGCCGTTGAGTCCCGCGCCGTCGGCAACCCACCTGACGCCGCCTTCGCAAGACACCCCATCCGCGGGGAGCTGCACGGGAACGTTATTCGCGCCGGCGGTGTACCCCGGAATGGTCGCCTTCACGAAGATGGTTCCCGTCGTCTTGCAGGTGACAGTGACTGTGACCGAAGTCGAAGCGTTAGTGTTGACAAACCAAATGCTCCTGACGATGACTCGCGACTGCCTGTCCGCCGAGGGGGTCATTGCATCGGCGATAGTGGTCGGAACCGCGGCGAGCGGAATGTAATCGTGATGCGTGACGGCGTCCGGCATAGCGGCTTGCTGGGCGAGGAGCGGTGAAGCGATCAGCGAAGCGACCGCAAGAGTGAAAGCGAATAAGAGCAGGAATCGCATGTTTGTTTTCTCCTTTCAGGCCGTGGCCAGATAGCTGTGCGCGAAAAGGTTCGTTACCCGGATATCGCACCCGCCGAAGGTCGGATCGCTGAGGACGGCGAACTTGCCCGCGATTTTGAGAATTCCATCCGCGACGCCTTTCTTCGTATCCTTGAAGACCGCACGCGGCAGCACGATATCCACCGTGTAATTCGCGGCGCCATTGGCGACGCCGCCGACGATGGGGATATGAACCACATACTCGGTTCCCGCAAGCAGAGCGGCGCGCTGGGAACGATCTTCGAGTTCGATCTCAGCATCCAGTTCTACGGAATAGGTCAGGCCGCGGCGAATCGCTCCGACATTGCCGGTTGAATCGCCGACGTTATATTTGCCCTTTCCGTTGTTTTTGAACGCGAACTTGAAATTAACGAGCTGAGCGGAAATCGCCGTCGCGCCGGTGACGGCCGTCCCGTCGTAAGCTCCGCCCATCGCGAAGTTGCAATCGCCATAAGCGAGATACGATTCCGGATTCGCGGCGGGCTTCGCAGTGGCATCCGCGCCTTCGGATGCGCGGCCCATCAGATCGGCCTCAAACTCCACAAACTGCCCGCGGGAGCCCGACAGCGTAAATCCGGTGCACGCCACGCCGGGATATGCAAACTGACTGCTGCCGTCGTTTTCCACCAGCGTCCGATAGGGAAGCTCCACTATCCCGCTGTTCATCTGCAGCTTGTGACTGTAAGCCGTGGTCGCGCCGACGACGGTCGCCGTGTCTTCGCCCATCGCCATGGAGGCGAAGAGCGCTACCACCGTGGGCGTCGCCTTGCATTTGTGCTTCCCCGAGAACTTCATATTGAGGAGCTTATGTTTCGTCGGCAGCAGGCTCCCCGTGATTTCCGTCGTGTTCTCGAAGAACGTCTCCGGATCGGGCTCCATCAGATCGGTTCCCTCGAAATTGAGCAGCTCCGTGACGGTCTGGGCCGTGCCGATTGCCGTCTGGCAGAGGTCCGAAACCGCCCGCCAGCCGCCGGTTAATGATTGAGGCATCGTGAAATTCTCCTTTTCTTACGCCAATGGCGTGATCTTCGTTATTTTTGCGGCCGTGGTCCCCACGGCGAAGCAGTGCGGATCATCCTGCAGCGTCGTTACGCTGGATGTAACGTTGCCAAACAGCAGCGTGTTATTGCCGATCGTGTTGCTCGATCGCCGGAGACGGTCCAGTACATCTTCAATGGCTTCCTGCAGCCCCTTGGCCGCGAGCTGCGCATCCTTGCGATTCAGCGCCTTCGTGATGACCACAATCGAAACCGGAATTTCATGCTGTGTTTCCGAAGCCGTGAACGGGCTCCGTTGTGTCGGATCGAGCGTCGCGGACAAATTAATGGCGGGCAGCTCGGTCGGCCGGAATCCCTGCGTAAGCTTTTCCCCGGTAAACAGGCAGTCACGGATATCCGCCTCGAACGTCCTGACTGACGAAAGGCCGTCCTCGGCTTTTAACAGCGCAAGCAACGCGGCTTCCAGGTCGCTCTGTATGCTCACGCGATTCCTTTCGCCAGCTCCTCGCGCACGATGACCTCGTAGCGCGGGATAAACTGCCGGATCGCATTAGCGAACGGCGCGCGGGCCTGCATCCCCTGAATGACGGCACGCTTACGAATCAGGGCTTTGCCGTTGCCGTCGAACGCGCCCCACCACAGGGCCTTCTTGTTCGTCGGCAGAATCGTGATCGGCTGGCCCTTCGGACCGAAGACGCCCGTTCCTTCTTCGAGGTACCGCGCGTATTCGAGCGGCGTGCCGACGCGGCCTTCGCCGATGTCATTGGAGATTTGCTGAATCAGCGCCGTGATCGACCGGACATATGTGCTGGTCTTCTTCGGGGCCAGATCCTGCACCAGCGCGAGAAATTCGAAGACGCCGCGCTTCAGCGCGCTCGCCGGGACGCGGCGGATCGTCGAACCACGCTCCGTGAGGAGCTGGTTAACCTGAGCGCTCAGCTCGTCCGGATCGTCGAATTGGAAGTCGGCAGGCATTTACGTGATGTTGACCAGGGGTTTGCGCGCCTGGGCGATCGCGCCGCGCACTTCGGACATTTGCAGGATGCGCGCCAGTTTAGTGCTGTACAGAAGATTGTTCGGCGCATAACGCGGGGCGATCCGCTGCATAAGCATTGCCTTGTCGCCATCTTTCAGGTATTGAGCCCAGGCGGCCGCGTAGGGCTGCGCCGAGGTAATGAGCGCGGCGTGCCGGTCGAAACATGCCTGCAGCGTCGGAAACACTTCGAACTGCTGCTCTTCCGTGACAGGTTGAGCGTTTGGGTGAGGGACTTCCTGAGTGGAGAGTGTTTGCGATGCCGTTCCCGTCGTGGCTTTAATGCCGAAGCAGTTATTGCCCGGCGCGTGTTCTCCCCACCCGGATTCCAAGGCCCACTGTGGAACGGTGAGTTCAGCCGGAAGTTTGGTGGTCTTCTCGCTGGCGACGGCCGAAGCCGCCGCCAGTCCGAGAGCCGATAATTGTGCGGCGCTCAACATTCCTTCCCTCTCTTTGTCAAAACGTTCCCGGCGCGCTGTCGGGCGCGCCGGGGAACCAACGTTGGCTGTTAACCCTCGGGCTGGGGATCGTCCCTGATCTGCGTCTTCTCCGGCTGTTCCTCAGTCTCGGCCTGAGCTTCCGCGACGGGAGCTGCGGGCTGCGTGGCCGCGGTCACTGCCTGATCGACGGTCCCGAGCACGGTCGCGCCTCCGGCCATCGCCGCCCCAACCGAGGGATGGGAAGCGCTGATTACCTGCCCTGTGGCCTGCAGTCCGACTGTGAGCAGTGCGAGGAAGATTCCCCAGTTAAAAGAAGCGTGCGCCGGGTGGGCCGGATTCGCCGCGGGATTCGTTGTATTGTCCATTTGTTTTACCTTTCTTCTTTCTTTGTTAAACCGCTTTCACTCCCTGTTTCCGATACCTGTTCGCAGCGATCCGCGCGGCAGGCGCGATAGGAAGCTGCGTATATTGCGTCGTGGAATTGACCACGGAATTCGTGTCCGAGACGAGTCCCTGCTTGCCGAGGGTGTTGCGCAGGAACCCAACCTGCACCATGCAGGCAACGGAGAGATCGCCGGGCACATTCGTGAATCCGGCGATATAACTAACCGAAACGTTTTGACGGCCCCAGCCGAAGATCTCGCATTCGGCGCGCAGCCGCGGGTTCCAATCCAGCGCGAGCGTGTCGTCGAACGCGATGTATTCCGGGTAAATCTTCAGCGTCGAGACATCCACCGGCTGGCCGTCGATCGATAAGACAGACACCGAAACAATCGGCGCGTGCCTGAGATAAAGCTGGAAACCACCATCGCCGTCATAAAGCTCGCCGTCAAGCGCTATCGGCTGGATATCGAGGGTGACAATCCGCGCAATTTGAGCGCTGGCGATCAGGATGAGCTGCCGGAGTTGATCGTCCATGTCCGTTTCATCAGCGCCGAGGCCGAGCGAACGTTTCAGTGCGGACAACCCGCACAGCGGGAATGCCTGTGCGACGGGAGGCCAGGCGTTGAGGTTGAGCGCGGAAGCGGCGGAAGGGTCTTCGGTGGGATTCGCCACTGTGATCGACAGCGCGATCGCATCGCCGCCGAAATCCGGCACCGTCGCCAGAATTTGTATGTCGCTGACTACTTGAACATTTAAGCCGGGCAGCGCGAGGGAAGCACCCGCGAATAGCACAACGGCGCCCGCAACGAAACCCGTACCGGTCAGAGTGATCCGATCGCCGGGGTTTGCGGAAGCGGGAGCGACGTTAGTGATATTCGCGGATGAGGGCATTTATGCCGCCTTATTCCTCGCGTTCTTTGGGCTTGCGTCGCAGCTCGAACTTCGCCTTGAGTTTCGCGGCCGCGTCGTTCGTAGCCGCCAACGTCGGGAAGAATTTCACAGGCGAGGTTTCCTCGCATGCAAGATCCTCGACGTCCGCCGGGACTTTCAAAGGCTGCAGCGGGCGGAACCGATAATCGCCCAGTGTGAGAGAGCCGGTTTCCTGCTGATATAGGCCGAATACTACAGGGCCTTCGTCTTTTTTCTTTTTGCTGTCGGGGACAGCAACGGGCGCTTCAGTCATTTCTTTTTGCCTTTCTGCGCGGCGGCTCTATTCGGTGGCCGCCGCGGCTTTTCTAACCGTCCACGCCTTCCGGCGCGGCTACGTCACTTCATCTACGGGGGGTATAGCTTGCTTTACGCCTGCACCTTCGCGTGATCGTAAATTGCGATGGCGTCGGCATTCTCGATAGCCGCCGTCGCGCGCATCGACAGAATGTAACTGGTACGGCGCAGGCGCGGCTCACGGAACGGCTCGATCTTGATCTCGCGGTGGATACCGAAGATCAGATTCTGCAGGTTCGTCAGCATCACGAAGGTGCCGTCCGTATAGCCGGTCGATGAATACGTGAACGCCTGCGTCGTCGACATGTTGGGCATCTTCGCCACCGGCACGTTGCGGATCGGGAGATCCACTGCGCCCGTGATGGCTTTGATGGCATCGGGAATTGCGATGGCGGCGATCGTATCGACGTAATCGAGATTCAGATCGTTCGCGAGGATCGCCCGCATCTGCGTTACGTCCTGCCGATATTTGATGGGGAGTGCCTTCAGCAGCTTCGTCATCTTCTTGCCCGGAGGCGCCGCGCCTGCCCAATACCGGTCGGTATCGGCCATTCCCTCGATCACATGCGCACCGTTGGCCTTGGCCAGCTTGTACCAACCGTCCCAGCGGTCGAGAATGCCGGTGTCGGCGACCGCCGTGTCGGCGAGCATGGCCGCCGTCTCGATCTCGTTGGCTGCCGAGCGCCCGATCATGCCGAGCAGGTGCTGTACGAATGCCTCGCCCTCGATGTTGTCTTCGAGGGTGTCATCGCCGATCGCGACGATTGCCAGCATTTCCTGCGCAGTGAGAAGGACCTGCGACGGACCCGACAGCGAGACCGTATCACCCGGATCGACGCCCGGCGTTCCCTTGACAAGGACTTTGCTGCCGAGGCCGATCTTGTCGATTTTGTAGGTCGAGTTCGGCATCGTGACCGTGCGACACATCTTCAGCACCGTTGAAAGATCGAAGATGTAGTCGATGAAATTACCCGCTTCTTCATTGGCGAGACCGTAGGTCCAGCCGCTCGAAGTGAGGGTGGCTTTCGTGAGCCGTTGTCCGTTGGACAGTTCCGAACGAGCTGAAAGAAACTTCGTGAATTCCGGAAACTTCATGTCACCTCCGCTGATTTGCGCGACGCTGCCGATCGACTTGTCGAGACGCCGGGAGCCGGTGGATGTCTTTTCGACTACGGCAATGCGGCCGTCGAGCGCCGCGACGGCTTTCATCAGCGGCTCCAATTCCGCCTTCAGCGCCTTCGAGATGACTTCGCTGTCAGCGGCAGGCACCGGAGCGGGAGCCACTTCCTTTTTCTCGACGGAATCAGAAACGACGATCACCATCGGCGCGTCGCTATCCGTTCCCGTACCGTCCGGTAGCTCCGTTACGGTCGATGTGGCGCTGGAAGTTGAGCTGTATGTGGAAGACGAATCGTAAGTCGTCGTCGCCTTCCGGATCGCTTCATAAACGGCGTCCTTGATAAACGCCGCCTTGGATTTCTTCTTCGGCCCTTCCGGAGCCTTTGTCTCTGCCATTGCGTCTTTCTCCTTTGGTTGGTTTTTAGGTGTGGACTTATAGAACAAAGCCACGGCTCCGGGGTTGGCCGGCTGTACGTCGTCGCCCCGAACAATCGAAAACTCGTCAAGTACCAGATTTCTGAGAATGCCCATTTACGCTTCCACCTCCTGCGCCCATCCGCCGATCGAGAAACCGCTGATGTCGCCGTTGCGCGCCGACTCTTTGAGTTCGTCGGAATTGAGCTTCACGCCGACATACCAGCGGAGCTTCATTCCGACGAAATGGAATGTCGATTCGACCAGGACACACGGCGCCGGTTCGCCGTCGTGGTTGTCCTGTATCGAGGCGGCGTTCGCGTAGTAGTCCTGTATGAATTGGTAAACGGCGGAGACCAACTCATCCTGCGGAACGGTGTCGCCCTGCAGATCCTCGATATCTGCCACCGAGGCATATCCCCAGATGATGCCCAGTTCATCGGATTTCCGGACAACCTCCATCCGGACGCGCACTTGCTTCGACTCAGCCACGGATCGACCCCTTTCCCGGCCCTGAGGGGCGTCCCAATTCGATTTGGGACACTTGCGAGGCAGTGGCGGGCGCGGAATCGCCCGGATCGCTTAAAACGTCCCGTAGCCGTTTTGTTTCGCGAACATTTCGGCAAGGCTTTGTTCGGAGAACGCAACCGGCCAGAAATGATTCGGCGAAGACGGATGCTTTCTTCATGCCGCGCAAGCCTCCTCAAGCGACCGAGTGGTGAAACGGACCGTTTCGGCGTGCCACGGATCGGAAGCGGGAATCGCCCCGGCATCAAACAGGAACGCTCCCTTGGTCTTCAGGAAATTAAGCAGCTCGGCCACGACTGGCGATTCCATCAGTACGGCGGAGTGAAAAGGATCACCCACATGCCCGCGTTGTTTCAGCACGGGGAACGATCGCCCGGAGATCCGGATCATTCGAATCAACCCGTCAAACTCGATAAACGCAAGTCGCGGCGGCCGCGTGAGCGAAACGGAATCCAGCCCGATCACGCTCTCGACCTCGACACGGCGGGCGCATCCCTCGAACTGCCCGAACTGATCGTTGCACTGGAACGTCACAGTGACGGATTTCACGCGCCCTCCCAGATCTGATCGGGATCGATCTCGAAATCATCGCTGACAATAGGCGAGATCCAGCAATGGCAATTCACCAGCTCGTCTGCAGGCAGCGACGGGTCGAGCGGATGATCCGCGCTGTAGCCGCCACAGTCGAATGCGTCCGCGATCCCGATCACAGCGCCGGAAAGATCGGCATGATCCTCGCGCGTATCCTGCCCCGTGACGTTCCACCGCTTATTCTCGACGCCGTTGCGCCGGTAGGTTTCAACCTGCGCAACCTCCGAAGCAATACCTGTCTCGGTAAGCGCGAACCTCTGCGCCTGCCAATCCGTCTTGACGTCCAGGTCGCCGCGGAGCTGCTGGATGAAGTCGGCGTTATATGGATTGCGGCCGAGATCGTAAAACTGGTTCACAATCGTGTCGAAAACCGAATCGATGTGATTGCGCGTGGCAAAGACGGCGGCGGATGTGCGATCGAGGAGCTTCTCGCGGATCTGCTCGTTCTTCAGCTCAAAGTCTGGCGCGCCCACGCCGATCTGCTGCAGAGCGAACTTCGCCGCCTCGTTGAATGTGTCAAACGACGTGCCCTCGACAATGGTTTTCGCCTGCTTGTCCACGTCGCCGAAGAAATCGAAGTTGGTGAGCAGGTTCGCGATGAAGGTCTTGTCCGAATCGGTCATCGCTTTGCGCAATGACCTGGCGAACGAATCGGCGGCGACCTCCAGTTGGATGTGACGCTGGATCTTCTTCCAGCCCTCATGCAGCGAGAGAAACGCAAACAGCGCATCGAGCCCATCCGACCAGTAGGAGACGACTTCTTTCTTCAGCGGAATCAGCGCCGCCGTGCGATTGAATCGCCGCGGCTGATTGACCCGCCTGATGACGGTGGCGAATGCGCTGTACGCCTGCACTTTTGTCATCGAGCGCCCGCCATTTCGCGAATCTGCTTTTGCAGGCCGCCGAGATCGTCCGCCGTCGCCGTCGTCGCTGTCTTATAAGGCAGCACCTGTTCGGACCCGGCAATCGGTGGCAACTCGGGAAACCTCTTCGCCGCCACGGCGCCCGGAGTGACAACCTGATGCTCCAGATAGATCGCATCCACCTGCGCGTCCTGAAGGACGTCGTCCGTGTTATACGGCTCAAACTCGAAATGGAAGTCGCCGGGCGCCGTGTCGAATGCATCGACAATGAGGCGGTCTATGTGGCTCGTTACCTCGTTCCGGCCGGGCGTGACGACGGAGTCCTTGTACTCATCGTTCTGCTCGCCGCCATCCTTGCCGCCGAGCTTCCCCGTCTCGTGAATCCCCGCCTTCGAAGGAGGGACGCCGTGCGCCTGCAGAATCTCATCGCGGCAATCTGTGCGCAGGAGGCGGAATGAGCCTTCCTTTGCGTTGTCGCTGGTGAGCTTGTCGAACTTGATCGTTGCGCCGTCCGGCGTGCGAAGGACCAGCGTTTTATGCGACTTCCCCTTCAGGTGCCGCTTGAAATAGTCGCGGATTTTCTCGTCGGCGTCGTCATCCCACTCTCCGCTCAGCGTGACCGCATAATCCGGCACGGCATTGTTATTGAAGAAGTTCATATTGAACTCCGCCAGCAGGACCGAGATCACAATCGAATTCCAGGCGGGCATGATCGAGGGGATGCCGTAGTAGAGCGACCACGGGAAGTATTGGGTGAAGTGAGTGACGGAGGAAACGCCGTCCGCTCGCAGCGGATCGGTCGGCTTCAGATCGTCAAACTTTGCGGGATCGATGCCATATCGCCGAAAGTGCGCATATTCCCCGTTCTTTTGCTGAACGAAGCCCATATCGTCGAGGCGTATCCACATCTCGGTGCTTGGAATGTGGGCAAACTCAGCCGGCCGCCCCGTCGCATCGGGAATGATTTCCATGTAGGCGTTGCCGATTGCCTCGTAATCGGTCCAGACGTTCTCCATTCCCTTGGAGAAGCTGCGATCTTTGAAGGCGTGCTTCACCCACTCGACAATTTCCGCTCTCTTTGCCGTGCCCCCCGCGCCGGTGATTTTCCACGGCCCACCCGCGATGTCCTTCGCTTTTGCCCGGACGGCGCGGCAGTGATACGTGTTCAGCGACGTGGCGTAGGCGTAGAGGTAGAAATCGAATGGCCGCGCCGCGCACGTGACGCCGCCGAGCGTGACGCCGTACTTGTCTTTCAGGCGCTTGCTGCCGGTCGATGCCGAGGGCGCGTCGGAAAGGGCCTTGCCGATCTCGAAATACTCGGACGGACCGGCGAGGCCGGCCAGCGCAAGCTGCCCGTTTACTTTCGCAATCGCTCCGGTGGAGGAATCGAGAACGAAGACGCGGGCGACGCTCATCTGTACCTCTGATTGGTTCGCGGATTCGTATCAAGCTCTTCAGACTGTTTCGTCCGCATCGCCTGTTTACAACGCGAACAAGTTACTGCCGCAGCGCTCAGCGTCCATGTCGCACACCGCAGATTTACCGGGCGCGGATTACCCCCAGAGCACAATGCGGACACATCTCCGTTCGGGGCGACCAGCATTGCCATGTGAACCGTCTTCACAGGATTCGCACCCGCCCCTTCTTCCCCTTCTTCCCTCTCAGCAGGCGGATCGCGCGCTCGACGGCATCCGGGCCGTCGTCATGGGAATCGCGGGAGCAGCCGAGCGCCTCGAATTCGTCCATGCACTTCTGAACGTCGGGCGTCCAGTACGAACTGCTCGCCGACGGGAAGTAAATTCGGCCCTGCTCGGCCATCGGCGCGAGTGTCGACATGCGCTTCAGCTTGTCGCTGCTGAGATCCTCGGCGGCGACGGCGGGAATCTGCAGATTGCTCTTCGCGCTTTCCTCATCCACAAGCTGCTTGAGCGCCGTCTGGTAAGCGATGGTCTCGATGCCGAACTTCCGGATACGCGGGAACTCGCGGCACGTCGCGATCACGAGCTGCACCTGCTGCTGGATCTTCAGCTTCTTCAGGACCATCCGCAGGATGTAATAGTTGCCGCCGCGCTCGCCGACGACGGCGACGGCCGTGTCGTCATTCTTCGCCTTGAGCCCGATCGCGGGATCGATCGCCGCGACCTCATCCAGTTCGCCTTCGACGTCTTCGTCGCGGAAGTACTTCCAGTTGTTATTGCTGAAAATCTGATCCTCTTCGTTCGCCGGGTTGTTTTGAAACTCGGTTTCGAAGTTGCGGGCGCCAATCTCTTTCTTTTTGGCTTCGAGCCGCGAGAGTGGCCAGCGTGCGGGCCATAGCGGCTTGCCGTCCTCCTGAATCGCCTTCCAGACGCGCGTGAAGAAAACATCGGTCTGCGCGAGAAGGCGGACCAGCACGGAGTCGTGATGCAGAATCGTGCCGATCATGAAGAACTTGCCGTCCGGCCCGACGATGTTCAGTACAACGCGCTTCAGCCAGCGCTCGAGCTTGTCGCGGCGATCCCGGCTCTCGACCAGCTCGTCATCTTCGATATCGTCGGCAATGACGAGATCGGGCCGGTATTGCTTGTAGCGCATGCCGCGCATGGACTGCCCGCGGCCGCGCCCAACCACCTTGATACCGGTTGATGTGACGAACTCACTCTCGGCCCACTTGCGGTTACCGACAAGGTCGCCGAAGTCCTCGCGGATCAGCTCGTTTTCTTCCAGCTCCTGGCGGATGTCATCAACATTCTGCGCCGCGACCTGGTCGGCCTCGCGGATGATGACGACGAAGTGCCGGAGGCCGTAGCAGATCTGATGGAGCGGGAAGGCGAAACTGACGTGGGTGGACTTGGCATGCTCGCGGGGCGCGGCCGCAACCCCGCGATCATGCGCCTGCACCATCTCGATCAGCTCCTCATGGAACTCGGCGCCCTGAGCCGAGAAGTAAGGAGCCAGATAGTACCGGCAGAAGAAACTAAAATCGTGCCGCCCGCGCTCGATGCGCTCGGCCTTCGAAAGCTTGGAGCCGCCCACGCCGCCGACGAGCCGCGCCGCGCGCTGGCCGACTTCTTCGGAGGTGATCCCGCGGACTGGGGTACGCTTCTTCATTTCGCGAACCTGTCCATTGCCGGTCGCCGGGCCAGTTCGGCGCGGAGCGCGTCGATCGTATCGTTGTGCTGGTCGACAACCGTTTGCAGCCGCGCCGCCTCGGCATTCTTAATGCGGGTCAGCTCCGCGACCGGACCGGACGCGCCGCGGTATACGTCTGTGACGATCGGGTTCTCACCGGCGACCATTTCCCTGATGCACTGCAGCTCCGCTTCCGCATTGAGGTAGGCCTGCGCGAGCGGGCGAATACCATCCATCAGGTTGTCGGCGGGAACGCTGCCGTAAAGGATTTTCTGCGCGACTTCTTTCGATGTCATTGGCCGAACTTCTCCGCTACGGATTCAGCCGCCTGCCCGATCGCGGCCGCGTTTTCTTCCATTGCCAGTGCGAGGCCGGGGATCTGGCGCATCTCGATCAACAGGAACTCAATCGCGTCGTTCAGCACTCGCGTGGCGACCTTATCGGCGTCGCGACCGGCGAAGTGCTCGCGGGCCAGCTCGGCGATCCGCTTGGCGATCGCACCGAATGCGTAATACGTCTGGTTGTCGGCGGCGTCTTCGGTGATCAGCTTGAACAGCCGCTTCCGCGCCTCTTCCAGGTCCATCAGCAGGGTCTGGTTGATCGCGCGGCAGGTGTCCTCGAATTCGCGCAGCTTGGCATCGGCAAGAGCGCGGCGCTGACGCCAGTCGTTCTTCGTCTCCCACTCGTCCCACGTGGACCCGGCGAATCCCGCATAGACCTTGCGGATCTCCGGCAGCGCCTTCGCCTTGGACCAGCCGCGGGCGTAGAAGCTGTAGACGAAATCGACCGCTTTGGCGTCGTATGCCATCGGGAGCTTATGCCTGAACCGTCCTGTCGTTGATGGAGCGGAGCATCTCCAGCTCAATGCGCGATCGCTCCAATACGAGCGTCCGTTTCACGCGCTGACATCTGCGCACGAAGAGCAGCTCACGCAGGTGGATGACCAGGCTGTTTGTCTCCAGCCATTTCGGCCATGAGGGAATCAAGCGCTCGGGAGCGCTGCTCGGTGAGCTGCTCGAGGCGTCCGTGCAGCAACTGGTTTTCGCGGTAGAGCGTCCGGACCGCATAGAGGAGTCCGAGGCAGGCGAATATGAGAAGCGCGGTCGCGAGGCCGTAACTTTTTGAGATCGCATCGAACTCACTTACCCCCACGCCGCGCACCCTGCCGGACCCTCTCGGCCAGCGACAAATCGTTATCCAGCAGATCGTGTTCGCGATTGATTTCGTTGTAGGCGCGGAGCACGCTGACAACGCCTTCGTCGGCTACACGGCGGGAGGTGTCCTGCGTTCGCGCTTCGTGCCGTCGCAGGAGATTGTTGAGGGCAGCGGCCGCTTCGATGATCAGCTCATCGCGGCGCGTGCGTTCGTCTTCCGGCTTGGCGAAGATTTCCTTCTCAAGCCACTCGTCAATTTGTTCGCGCAGACTGGCCACGGTGCCCTTTCAGATCGCTTGGCGACGCGCGAAGACAGACAAGCTGATCTGGCGCGCCGCCATCAACAGGAGTGATGCGATTGAAGCCAGAATGCCAGAGGCGCGGGAAATTGCCTATGCCATTTCGGGCGTTTCGGGCGTTTCGAGTGGAATTATTTTAAAAGGGATTTACTTCGACTTGCGGAGCCCGATTGCGCCCCGCTTCGATCAGCGAATAGAGGCTTTTTTTGTCTACACGCCAACGGCCAACGGGCTTGAACGCCAGCACGCGATCGTCTTCACACCAGCGGCGCATCGTTTTCTCCGACACTTTGGCGATCCGCGCGGCCGTGAACGTGTCCAGCGATTCGTCCAGGGGAAGGACGAGGTTGAGTTTGAGCTGGATGGGGACGGGCGGGCGATCCATATGGGGAAAGTTCGGGCGTTTTCGGTTTTACTCGGGCATCGCTACCAGCAGCGCGATCGTGAGACCGAAGAGAAGCCAGAGGACCACATCGAGAAAATACCCGGCTATTATGTCAATCCGAAGCTTTTTGTCGTAACCCATAGAGTTCCAGTACTCCTAACCGTTTAAATCCGCTTATTGGTGCAGGCCGTCGCGGCGATTCATCGCTTTGAGAGCCCAAAACACTTTGTTGAAATCGCTCAGCGTCACGAGCACCGGCTTGCCGAGCTGGCGCGCAATGAAGCCGGTGAGCGTGGCATCGTCCCACTGACGGAGATCGGCGGCTTCGCGGAGCATCTGCCTCTCGCGATCCGTGGCGGGATAGATTGCGTCGGCGCTGGCGTCATGATTCCGGCGTCCATGCGCCGCCTGCGCATCGCGGCGACGCCAGTTCGAATG